TGATAAGTTTCTGTATACACATCATCTGCAAGGAGTTTTGTGCCGTCACGCTGTAATTCTTTCATGAAATCTCTGACAGGCGGTGTTTCAGCGGATTCTATATCTGCAGGCTGCATCATAACTTCAGCCGATTTTCCCTCAGCAATTTTTTCCGTGAGTGCCTTTCTTGGTCTGCCTGCACCCGGTCTTGCACCGCCTCGGTTAGTGCCGTCTCTTGCCATGATGCCATCACCTCCGAAAAATCAAAGAAATTCAAACAAAACTTAAAATCGGGCATGAAAAATGCCGACTGTAAAAGTCGGCAAAGTTAGATGTTATCAGTGTTTTTTCATATTTATATCTCTGAGGGGTCAATAGGGTGTTTGAATACCCATTTTTGTGCGTGAGAGGGGCCACCGGTCAATGTTTTGTCTATTTTTAGGGATTTTTATACCCCCAGGGCTGTTTTCTCCTAAAAGAATAGTGGTTTTAGGAGAAACTTGAAACTAATAGGAGTAAACAGGTCTGCTGTTCTCATTGCCTGTCTTTTTATCGTGACAAGGCTTGCATAAGGCTTGCCAGTTGGATTCGTCCCACATCAAAGCGGGGGTGCCACGATGCGGAATGATATGGTCAACTACCGTTGCAGGGACATATCGTCCTTGCTGCAAGCAACGTACACACATCGGGTGCTTGCGGAGGTAAACTTTACTGAGCCTACGCCACTTGCTGTTGTAACCACGCTTTGCAGCTGACGGTCTGTCAGGCTGTTTGTGTTTCTTGCAGTATCTTTGTCCTGCATCAATAAGCTGTGGACAGCCTGGGTAACCACAAGGGTGTTTACTCTTCTTAGGCATTGCAACATTCCTCAAGATATCTGTCAAGCGACTTCAACGCCTCACCGTGAAGATTCTTCACAAAGCCAACGCTTGCTTTCAGCTTGTAAGCAATCTTATGCCAGCTGTAATTGAGGCAGTAGCGGTAATGGAGAAGCGTATACTGCATTAGATCATCAACGTTTAAGAGCTCATTTATCAGATGAACACGATGAATTGCGTAATCAGACGCCTCGTCCATAAGGTCAACGATAAGTTCCTCAACGGTTTCAATGGCATTCTGATTTGAGAGGTTGTTAATGGCGTTCTTCAGGTATTCCGCCTGTCCATAACATTCCTTGGTTTCGCTTTCAAGCTTCTGAATCGTTCTTAAATATTCTTTTGCTTTCATACTGTACCTCCGTCATGGTATAAAAATAGCCACAGCAGATTTCTCTGCCATGGCTTTTTCGTTATCTTATTTTCCAGTTTATATTATAGCACATATTGAAAGTATCTTCAAGTCCCGTAAACTCCCACGAACTCCCAAATTTTAAAGTTTGGATAATGCACTGCTGTGAACCCTGTATCCAGCCGATTTACTATAGCCCATTTCGTGGAATACTTCATTCCAACTTTTAAACTCAATATAACGTTTATACATCAGATCACGTTCATCGGGGTTATCCAGTTTTTGCAGTGATTCAAGAAACGCTGATTTCAGTGCAGACAGTTCATCAAAAGCAGCGTCTGCTTCTCTGTCAAGGTCAATAGCACGGTTGATACTCTCAGACATTCTATGCGGATTATGCGTTGCTGTTTTCGGCATATCGCTGAATGCAGGTGAGGAAGGAGAACTCTCACAAATGCGGATACTCTCTGCCTCACGTCTTTTTCTTTCAATTCGCCTGAGTAATATTTTTGCTTCTTTCATGTATTCTTTTGCTGTCAATTTTATGTATCCATCCATTTATTTCTCCTCCATAATTTTCTGTTTCTGCCGGTTATAGAAAGTGTCTTCTCCCATCATAGCACCAAGTGATTCACAAGCAAGGAGAGCAATTTCATATACATCATGGGATTTTTCAATTTTTGAAAGATTAAGTTCTGCAATGCGAATGTGTTCCTGATATTGTCTGGAAACATTAAGTCTGTTTTCATATTCAGAAATTGCTTCCTTGTATAGCTTTAACAAAATACGCTTTTTACGAGAAGCTTCCTCTTTAGGAAGTCCCTCAAATTTAAAAGCATAATACAATTTTTTAAGTTCGGAAAAATATCTATATTCTGCAGGCGGAAACTTTGTTACATCAATGGTACCGTCATAAGCCTGACGTTCCAGTTTTCGGAAAGTATTCTTATCTTTAAAATTGAGAGCAATTTTCATTTTTCCTCCATTTGACATAAGATGATATATAATATATAAAATATAATATTTATTTTATTTTTCTTTTCTTTTTTAAGAGAAGTAGAGAAAAGAAGTAATATATGTCATTTATGTCATCTTAATAGAAAGAGTTGAGATACCCTGATAGTACCAGCCGTCCTTCTTATGAATTTTGGTGTAGCGTTTGCACATTTCAATTCCAAACTTGCGGCTCGTCATCTTGTATTCGTTGGATTCCGCAGCCCACTGACAATAAACTGCATACAGCACAGATGCCTTAATTTCACCGCCTTCAGCAATATAGTCAGAGGCGAGAAATGCGGCAATCACGTCCATTTCATTACGATACTCCCTGACAGAATCTTCGACGGCTTTCGGCTTATGAAGACCTTCATATTTCCACAGGCGGTATCCGTCCATAGCCCAGGCAAGAATATCAGGCATTTCTTCACGAAGTTTCTCACCAAGGTTCTTATCAACCTTTTCTTCGGGAATAATTTTTGTAAATGGAATGATATGAATTCTTCGCCAGATTCCAAGATCAGTGCCGCGAATTGTTGGTTTGTGGTTTGTTGCAAGCCACAGCTTAAATTCCGGACGATATTCAAATTCATCACCATAGAGTTTTCGGGCAGTTACCATATCATCGCCTGTAAGCTGTTTTATAAGTCCTTCATTAAGCCGCATGCCCTCATTAGGTTCAACTGATGTGACAAGTCTTGCTCCCTTTAAGCGGGCAATATCGGTATTTGCAGAGTTATTGCTGTTCTTGACCATAATGGATTCAGGCTGTATGTTTGTTGCATATTCTCCGAGGATCGCACGAATGATCTCAAGGAACGTTGATTTTCCGTTTCTGCCGTTGCCATACAGGAAAAATACACACTGTTCTGATGTAAGTCCGCTCAGACAGTAACCTATCGATTTTTGAATATATCGGATAAGTTCCTTGTCATCACCGAAAATATCATCAAGAAAACGCAGCCACAGAACAGGCTTTTTCGGATTAACAGGCATGGAAGTTCCGAGCATTCTCGTCATGTACATTTTAGGATTGTGAGGGACTGTCGTACCGGTATCAAGGTCAACTATTCCATTCTGTGTATTTACAAGACTTTTGTGTGTATCAAGGTCTGATGGGCTTATTGGAACGATATGCTGAAATTCCCTTACCATAGCAGTTTTTGCAGCATTGGAACGAGTCTTTTTCATATGTTTCTGATAGTCCTGAAGAAACTTTCCGTCTTCGTGTTCCGCCCATGTTTTAAGTTCTGTTTTCATACGTTCAAGAATCACATCAGCAGCAGAGAAAACCGCGCCGCAGTCATCATATACCCACACACCGTCTTTGTAGTACATCCAGCGTTTATCGGTATAATTGTAACGGAAAGTATCTCCACAATAATCTTTCATACGTTCTGCATTTCCTGTGTCATCAAGAGAATGCATTGGCAATTTGGTATTTGAACGGGCAGAGGAAGGGTTCTTGATTGTTATATAATAATCATCTGTAGCTTGCGGCTGATAAAAATTCTGACAGCATGCAACAGCATTATTAAGGGTGATCGTACCATAAGTCGAGCCGGATTGCCTTCTGTCCCACTTTTCACGCATAAGCCCTGAACTTCGGTATATTTTATCCATAAGAGCTATATCGCCGCCACACCAGAATGCAAGAATTGAGCAGAAAGCCATATCTGCTTCAGACTGAGACGGATAATCAGAGAAATCTCCGCTGTAAAGAGCAGCAAATTTTTCTCTGCTTTGGGAATTCATTATTTTGCCGATAATTTCCTGTTCCGACATATTAAGCAGAGATGGAGTACAACTTCTGTTCGCGGGTATTTCTCGCTGTATACCAACGTATTTTATGTGAAGACACTTGATCCTTTCGGTGCAGTCAGAAATATAGCTGTATTCACCAATTGCATTACCTGTCATTATGAAAAACCTTCCGCTGTCGTACATTTCAACTTTTCCATTACGTCTTCTGCCCGCAGGGAGTGAGCCTCTGCAGATAAGATGTATTCCGTTTCGTGACTGAGAATATTCTGCATATGTCTGTAAAGTATCAATAAATTCAGAAATAATGCCTGATTTATCGCCATGAAGGTAGCTGTCGATGCTGTCACGGCAGTCATCAAGGTCAACACCGAAATAACCGGAATCACTGAACATAAATCCTATTCCGTCATAATTTACAGATGATTTCAGTGCGGTTTCAAAACCTGTCCAGGTCTGCGGATTATTGGACATAGCCTGTCCGCCGGTAATCGGATTGATTGGAATTTTCCGGATTCCACTATGGGATCTGGCATCCGGGTACGCTTTCCAGCATACCCAGTTAGGAATTGATCTCAGTTCATTTGGAATTGATTCGTAATTCATTATGATTTCTCCTTTCCGTTCTCGTCAAAAAATCTGATGTGTACTTTCTTACGCATTGCCCACTTCATTTCACACTGCATTCCTATCGTATATTTATTGCCAAATACCCAGAGTTCATCGCAGTTGCCAAGCATGATATGATTCATTTTGAAAGCCATGTCACGTTCTTTGGGATTCTCATCATTCATAAATTGCGGAAAGAACAGATGCGGTGCAAATGGAATGCAATTCTGAGCGACTGCATATTTGCAAAAACGGCGGGCGTTGATAATGTTCTGCTTTTTGTCCCCTTGTGAAAACGGAGAACAGATATATACAATTGGGCGGTACTTCTTCTGACGTTCTTCCTTGAGTTCCTCATGTCTGATACGAGTGAGTGCTTCATGTTCTGTAGGGCTTGCGTAGCCTTCGCTGTTGCGGTAATTCATGTGGTAGCTCCTTTCAGTGCGTAGTATAATTCGCACCATTTTATTGCTGTCAATGTGTTTTCACGTTCTGTCGTAAACCAATGATTTTGATTCATAATCGCATTGATTCTTCTTGGAATGCAGTAAAGATTATCGGTTGAGAAGTTTAGGGGATTGCTGTCAAGGAACACAACAATGTGTCCGTCCGGAATTTTGCCATGATGCTGCTCATAAACATATCGCTGTTTCGGCATCCAGTTTTCCTTAAACTTCTGTATCGTGATTTTACCGGAATGCTGTATGTCGTTGACTTTTACCCATACATATCCGCTATATACTCTCTCATCACCGATTCTGTATGTCTTGGCACGCTGTTCACCCTTTTGAAATGTACCGGTATTGACATTTCTGTGGATATGCAGCTGTTTGATGCATCTATCAGAAATGCTGTACTTTCCAACGCTTACACTGAAATGCTCATTGAACATTTCGGTGAGCTGTCTGTAAGAATTACAATGTTCGATGTGCTGACGCAGCCATTCATCCTGTTCGGGTGTATAACGATGCTTACGCATGGCCATGTACCAGTCTTTCGATGTGGGATTCCTTCAGTTTACCTTCCGCAACCAGCTTATCAGTGCGGAGAACCACATCAGCGTTGTTGATCATCTGCTTTGCCAGAGAGGAAATGGTTTGGGAAAGCTCTGTTTCTTTTCTCCGTTCATCAACACTGAGTGTGTTGTCGCTTGCAATGCGAATTCTCTCGCCGAGAATTTTCTGTAATTCCATAAGTGTCATAATATTTACCTCCTGATTATTGTTCACGGGCAGAGAATACAATATCAGTATCCTCTGTGTGAGCTTGCTGTTTTTAGAACGGAACATCACCGTCACCAAGGATTTCTTCAAAATCACTGAGATTGCCAATGTCGGATGTTGCAGTACCTGCAAACTGTTCCTGTGGTCTCTGTGCCGGTGTATCTGCTGAAACAGGCTGCTTTTCTTTGTAAATATGTTTGCATTCGGGGAAAGCTGATTCATTCATAAAACCGATTTCCTCACGAACTTGTCCGTTCCATTGATCGTGATGTACATTTACTTTCAAAACATGGTTTATAAGGTCTGCACAGAGTTCTGATACCGTTTCATAAGCCTTTCCACTCGGGAGTTTGGCTGCCTTTGCAAGCTGCATGATTTGCTTAAAGCTGTATCCCTGAACCTGCATATCTGCTTTTGTCGGTTCTTTGCGTTTCCACAACGTATGGAAAAGATAACGATTCTGACATTTCTGTTCCACATCATTTCTGATAACAAATGTAAGGTTAAGTCCTGTTGCACCGTTTGGTGTTGTGCGTTCTGTAATTGCTTTGATGATCACTTCATATTCTCCCTTTGGAATCAGTTCAAAGCTTTGTACGTCTGTGTAATCTGTTGAAAATCCCATTAATTTTCTCCTCCTTGAATCAGTTTTTCTGCTTCCTCAACGCTTCTGCATATTCCTGCGATTGCTCCCGCATTTCGCACAGCTGAGAGAAATTTTTTCTGTTGTTCTGATGGTTTGCCTGTAGGCGTTTTCACTTCAATAAATACGGCTTTGCCGTCAGATTTACGGAATCCGAATAAATCGGAGAACCCTTTCGGCACTCCTGTATCAAAGTAACGTCCGTCTTTCGTATAGGCTTTGCCGACATTTACACGGAACAGAGTACATCTGTCTGAAAGTGATATGCGTATTTGATTTTGAATTTTGTGTTCCTCTGTCATATAAAACCTCTCTGTTTGCCCTGAAAATATGCCCAGCCTTTCTTATAGCCCATTTTCTTGGCATAAGCATTCAATTCCTGCATATTGCGGCATTGTTCGGGTGAATCATAATCAAGAACAAAGCCTGTGATTTTTTGTAATTCTGCTTCCTCTGTATCAAGAGAACGTTCCTTTTTGGGAAATACATATCCACAGGCGGGGCATACAGGTCTTCCGAATTTTGGCGGTTCAAAGGTATAGAAGCATTCAGGACATTGTGCTGCAAATACTTTATTCTCAATTTCACGCTTTTCCCCGGACTTTTTTCTGCTTTCCAAAGTCCATTCACGGTCTGCATCAGGCATTCCGAAACGTGCGTAATTTCCAACATGGTCGATGATAACTGCACGTTTGTTTTTCTTGTATCGCATACATCTCATTGATTGCTGAATGTAAAGAGTTAATGATTTCGTTGGACGAAGCAGTATCACACACTCACAGTCGGGGACATCAAATCCTTCGCTTATCAGATCAACGTTGCAGAGAATTTTTATTGCTCCGTTTCTGAAATCTGATATAATTTTATCACGTTCTTCTTTTGGTGTTGATCCATCAATATGAGCCGCAGAGATACCTGCAAACTTAAATTCATCTGCCATAGCCATAGAATGCTTCACTGAAACACAGTAGCAGATCGTTTGTTTCCCATATGCAAGATGTTTGTAATACTTGATCGCATCACCGAAAACAGCCGTTTTCAGCATTGCTTTTTCAACGGATTTTGTCTCATATTCTCCGTGCATAATTTTGATTCCCGTCAAATCAGCAATGCTTGGAGCGTAATAATCATATGGAGCAAGGTAATGATTTTCTATAAGCCATTTGGCGGATACACCAATCACAAGTTTATCATTTACATCACCAAGTCCACTGCCATCCAATCTGACTGGTGTTGCTGTAACTCCGATACGTTTGGCGTTTGGGAATGCCTCATATATTTTGCGGTATGTTGAGGCTTCGGAATGATGATTTTCATCGGTTATGATCAGCTGTGGTTTAGCAAGTTTTGAAATACGTCTTGATGCAGTCTGTACCATCATAACCTCGCATTTTGTCATATCAACACCCCACCAACTGAACGTGCATTTTATCTGGTCAACAAGTTCTTTTCGATGAACAAGAAAAAGCACATGATTATTTTTTTCAGTAGCAGATTTTGCTATATCCGCTACAATAACCGATTTACCTCCGCCACAGGGGAGAACTATGCAAGGTGCTCTTGCTCCATGACGATAGGCATTTCGTGCCTTTTCAATTAAATCATTTTGATACGGTCTCAGTTCCATTTTGTTTCTGCTCCTTAATTCGCTTAATTTCAGCACTCATGCATTTCCAGCAAAGTTTTCTGCCGTAGTTCTTTTCCGTACCTTCTGCAATCTGTTCAACGCTTCTGCCTTTAACCGCTGTAATAAGGCTGCCGCAATCAGCACATCGATGCGGTTCAGCACCATTGGAAAGCCATTCCTTTAGCTGTGAACCAAGTTCGGGAGTGATCATTCCGTTCCAGGTATCAAGAAATGTGGTATCTTTAGAAGTTACAGCATAATGATTACGGGAGATATTAAAAACAATATCAAATTCGTATTCTGTATTTTCACGCTGAACAGGAGCAAGACCAAGCTTGACGGGTTCCATTTTTCCACGTTCGTTTTGCTCCATTGCATATGCCATTTTGGAACGAAGTGTAACAATTACATGACAATCAACAGAAAGCAAGGTATTAACAAGATTATTCTGAATTTTTCCTGCCTCATTCCAGACAGTAAAGCTGTTCTTATTCTGAGATTTTTCAAGCTGTGTTTTCAGGTCGAGAATTCCGCCTTCGTTGTCCCAGGCGTGAGAAAAGCTATCCACAATGATTACTCCGTCAGGACCTACAATAGATGCAGCTTCCTTCACCTTTTCAATGTATCTTTCAGGAGAATAAGGCGGTGTCAGTTCATCATAGAGAAATTCTCCTGTACCGAGGTCAGAACGATTTGCGTAAAACTGAGCTCTTCCGTGTTCTGTGTCGATAAGTGCGATCTTGTTCCAGTCATTCGTAAAACCGAATGCAAGATACAGAGAAGATAATGTTTTTCCTGAACCGCTTGGTCCTGTGCAGGCTGCTCTGAGTTTAGCGACCTTTCGCTGTACTTTTTTAAAAGGCATAAATTTTTCCTCCTATTTGATCTGAATATTCTGATGCTCTGTAAGAACAGCACCATCGATTTCTGTACCTGATTCAAGAGCTGATTTAATAGCCTTTTTATCAGGAGCGTATGTGACTTTTTTTACACACCATTCTTTTGAAAGTACACTTTCATTAATATCAGCAGTTGTGGATTTACGAAATGAGATATGAACTCTCGGTGTTTCAAAAGGAAGATAGCAAAGAGCATTGGAAAGCCAAACTTTTAATGATTCAACTTTTTTCTCAGCTGCCTTCATTCGTCTGTCAAGAGTATTTTTTTCAGCTTTTATTGCTGCTGCATCTGATTCCAGGTTTTTGATCCACAGTGCAACGCCTTCAAGTTTCTTACTGCGTTCTATAAGGAGATTATCAAGCCTTTCAGTATCAATAATTTCTCCGCTTTCAGCATCGATACAACCTGAAATAGCTGCATCAATTTCATATAAGGTTGCCATGGATTTTTACTCCTTCCTCAATTTCATCTGCAATATTTTTGAGACTTTTGCTGAATTCATCAGCCTGTTTTTTTGAAATGCTGACATTGTTTCTGCTTTCGCTGTAAACTGTTTTAAGCAGAAGAGATATTGCCTCGGTGGTATCTTTAAGCCTGGCTGCTCCTGTAAGTACTGCGAATTTTGCAGCTCTCATGACGAAGACGTTGAACTTTTCTGTGGAAGGTTCGGCAAGTGCGATTTCCAGAAGGACTGCACAGCCTGCCATATTGTGAGCAAGTTCCATGTTTTCTGTGAGATCAATTGTTTTCTTTTTCATTGGTAATCATTCCTTTCTCGATGTTTAAGTGGGAGAAAAATCATCTCTGAACGTAAAGTCTAAAAAAATGTGCCAAATTCGTACCCCTAATCAAAAAAATTTTTCAGAATCTCATCAGAGCGTATTTTTTCTTCGATTTTTCGGCGTAAAGCTCTTACTCTGCCTTCAGATATATTTAGCAGTTTTGCTGTTTCAACGTTAGTAAAACCATCGAGCATTGCCAATTGATATATTTTCTGCCATTTTTCAGGCATTGCTGCAACAATTTCATGAAGCCGCAGAATGCTTTCATCTTCAATTGGAGTGTCGTATTCTGAGAATTGAATCTCAAATTCGGAATCTGAGAGAAAGTCTGAAGATATTGTTTGTCGGTGTGGCAAAAGATGCCCTGTTTCTTCCGGTGAATATCCATGATTTTTGATAAATGTATTTTTCCATTTCTGATAAATATCTGTTTCAAAAGGAGAAACTCTCATTTCTTTGCAATTGATATATACTTCATGATCATCTACTGCATGAAATTTTCTGATATCTTCTTCTGTAACACCGTATTCTCCAACCTTGATTTCAAGAATCTCTTCTCCAAAATCATCATACAACTTGTAGCGGTTACGCTTGCAGTATGGTGTTTTTTTGAATCTCATACTGTATCCTTTCCGCCAAAAGATACAGAGAGGTACAGGAAGAAACTTTTCTTGCATAAAAAAGAGCATACACAGAGAAAGGCTATCTCAGATACAGCTTTGCTAAGCCTCTTACGGCTTTTCATGCTGTATGAAATATCCTGTAGCCTCTATGTACACTCGGCTGCGGTATTTGTTTTTCAGTCGTTTTCCCGACTGTGCTTATATCCTATCATTTTTAAAGCATATTTACCAGCTGTAAAAAGTGTTACTCTCTATTTGTTGCTTCTGCATAATCAAATTGATATATTCCTCTTTCTGTTTGTGATATATTATAAAAATATACAAAAAATCCTGCATATTCATTTTGAATATACAGGATAGTAAGATTAAAACTAACACTTTTTCTGTTAGTAATAATAAAAAAAGAGAGACCTCAAAGATCTCTCATCAGTTATATTGCTGCAGCAATTGCATTTTGTCTGTCCTGAGTCCATGGCGTATAGCCTTCTTCTTTCAGAAAAGCATTTATCTGAAAAACATTTGCGTCCGGCATCAGTTCCAGTATTGTCATATATACAAGATGGGCAGGATTATTGTTGTTGAATCTTACTCCGGCTTTATTCATCAGATCGGAACGAAACACATCTTCAAGATTCAGGGCGACACAAAAAGCAAGAATTGTTTCCAGCTTTGGGTGGCATTTACCACTTCTTAATTTTGTAATTGTTGTGGAACCAAGTCCGGAACGTTCCATCAGTTGTTCAGAAGTGATGTGACAACGCTTCATATGATATACAACTGCTTCACCAAGCGGAGAATGGTCAAGTTTATCTTTTGTATCGGCAATTTCTGTCAACCTTGCTTTCAGTTTTGATTTCTGATGCTCACCAAGGACATAGTTTTCTATGATGGCAAGTTCTTCTTTGTTTAATTCACCGAATGTATAGCTGTAAGTCAGCTTGCCATAAACCTTCTTAAAATCAATACAGCATTCACTCATATGATGTCTTGCATATTCGGTCAGTCTGAAAGGCAAATTGTATTTTGTAATGATATATTTTTCATTATTCAGGCATATATGTCCGTCTATATAAACATATTTTCCTGATTTTACAAGTGCCTGAAAATCTACAGACCTTCCAAATAGTTCAGCAATGCTGCTGAATGGAACTGTATAAGTTGAATCATCAGGGAAATCATATTCCACTTCATAATCTTCCACATATCCTGTTCCACAGAAAGTATAAACACCACGTATTTCCGTCCATCCAAGCTCTATGATTCGTTTCTTTGCGGCATATCTGGAAACAGAAAATCTATGACCGACAAAGTCGATCAGCATTCTGTAATCTTTAAAATTCGGCTCTGTACTCATTTTTTCAAACAAGTTGAATATTACTTCTGATGCAGGTTCTGTCGGCATTTGTATGCGTCTTGCAATGCTGTTGGCTTGTGTTTCCATCCAGGCAAGACATTCTTTCTGTGAATCAGAATAAAAATATTCCTGAAATTCAGGTGCAGCTTTTCCCAGAATCTTTCGATAATAGCTTTGCAGATAATAAAACAGTCGGTGAAGACTGATATGTACGCATTCATGAATGACAGCAAAACTTTCTTTTCCTTTTATGGATTTATCTACAAGAATTGTCTTTGCTGGAACATAAATGGCAGTTTTGCCGCCATATTCATCAAAAGCTGTTATATTTTTTTCTTCAAAAATAACCTTTGATTTAACTTTTCCATCAAGTGATAACCGGGCATATTGAATGTGATATCCCATTTCTTTTGCAAGAGCCACACCGCTTATGACACAAGGTATATCATATCGGAATGGATAGTAATTACTCAGAATTTGCAACGCTGTTTCATCATATCTCTTTTTGGGAAGTATGGGTACAAGAAATTCATTCAGGGGATTTTTTAACCGAAATCTTTTACCGTCATAAATTGATACATCGCATAAAAAATCACTTTTTTCTGCAATATTGCAATAACCGTTGACACAATAACATTGCTGTTGGAAAATCCCTTCATAGTAAAAAGTAACGCTGCAGATGATATACATATAAAACGAGAACTCGTCAATTCTATCATATTTTCCATCAATTATGACAACATTTGTAATTTTGGAATCAGGAGAATTATACCATGTCAGAGGCAATTGTTTTCTGCTATGCAAATTTCTGATGTATTGTCCATAATCAAGAGTATAGTTCCATCGAAGAAATTCTGTAAATGAGATGATCTCAGGAAATTTTCTTTTTATCGTGATAATTTTTGTCCTCCTATATCTGCTTGATAATAAATTTTGCGACTCCCTGAATTTCAAGATGTTCTGTTATGATGTCATCCATATTCTTGTTTTCCGGGTGAAGCACATACATATTATTTTTCTTTATGAGCCTTTTCAGACTACTGTCTGTATCATTGCCAAGAGCAACAACAATATCGCCGTCATTTGCAGTTCTCTTTTTTTCCACGACAACAAGATCACCCGGTTCAATTCCGGCATCAATCATAGATTCACCACGAGTTCGCAGGATGAAAAGTTCTCCATTCCCAAAAATAGATGCGGGAAGATCTACATATTCGCTGACAGAGGATTCGATAGTTTCCAGTTCACCGCATGGAATAGCATTGTCGTAGATTTTTACACCATGATTGACCGCTCCTGTTTTTCGTATTTTTTCTGTTGCAATCAATTTTCCGTCATAATCGACCATACCCAATTTATCCATGGCAACAAGATAATTATATGCTGTCGTTCTTGCGATTCCAATTGCATTGGCAATTTCAGAAGTGGAAGGAGAATATCCTTCTGAAAAATAATAGTCTTCTGCATATTCATATATTTTTTTCATTAGTTCAGGATCTTTATGTCTCATTTTGAACCTCCTGCATTTATCGTGAACAAATGTTCCTGATAGGACTATTTTATCACATTTGCAATGGATTGTCAAGTAGGGAATAGGATATTTAAGCGTTTTTTTGAGTAATTTTATTTGTTTATTATTCCAACAAATTGTACTGATTTTTATGTATAAAATCAAAAAATCCCAGGGCAACTGCATGAAAAAATCTGAAAAATATGTTATAATTGACTAAGAATAAAAAACAAGGAGGTGTCAGTTATGACGAAATATTTTGAAGAGATAGAAGATACAAGGCAGCAAGGTAAGATAAAATACATTCTTGTAGAAGTGATCGTTATTACAATTGTAGCCGTAACAGCAGGAGCAGAGCATTGGAACGAAATTGCTATGTATTGTAAATCCAAGGTGGATATGCTACGGCGGGAATTTAATCTGAAGCTTGAAAACGGAGTACCTACCGATGATACATTTCAGCGGATCTTTGCAATCATCAAATCCGACCAGCTCGAAAAATGCTTTGTGAATTGGGCAAGAAGCATAAGCGATATTCCCGAGGACAAAATAGTCAGCGTAGACGGAAAAACAATATGCGGAAGTCGGGATGATAATTACATCGTCATTCACATGGTCAGCGCATGGGCAAATAAAACGGGTATTGTTCTCGGACAGCAGCGAGTTGACGAGAAAAGCAATGAAATTCCGGCTGTTCCGCAGCTTCTGGATTTGATTGATGTGCAGAACTGCACGATAACGAGCGACGCTATGAGCTGTCAGAAAAAAACAGTACAGAAAATCCGTGAAAAGAATTGTAATTATGTGATTTGCTTAAAAGGAAATCAAGAAACACTTCACGATGATGTAAAGCTGTATTTTGAAACAGCGGAAAAAGAACCGGGGTTTTATCCGCTCAGCAAAACATCAACACTTGGTAAGGGGCATGGCAGAATTGAAAAGCGAGAGTATTTTCTAACAACTGATGTAGAGTGGATTGAAAATCGTGATGAATGGGCAGGTCTGAATGCGATCGGCATGGCAAGAAGTACCCGTATTGTTGATGAAACAGAAAGCGTTGAGGACAGGTATTTTATCACATTGCTTACAGATGTACAGATGTTTTCGGAAGCTGCAAGAAAGCATTGGGGAATTGAAAACAATCTGCATTGGTGTCTTGATGTAAATTTTGACGAGGATAACTGTCGAATGAGAAAGGATAACAGTGGTGAAAACTTAGCCGTTATCCGTCATATTGATTTGAATTTATACAAAAGTTTTACAAAGGTTAAACTGAGTATGAAAGCAAAACGTTTTCGTTGCTCTTTTGACGACCAATTCCTTTGCAATGTCATTTTAAACAAATTCTGTTGATTTTTTCATGCGGTTGCCCTGCTTTCTTATAATTTAGATGTTGAAAAAAACAAAAAAATGTGATATAATAAAAATAATTGTAAGTTGTTGTAGATGAATTACAATAACAACACTGATTTTTTATAAAGGAGAATATAATGGCAAGGACAGCTAAGCCTAAAAAAGAAGTATCAATGGAAGAAGCTCTATGGAAATCTGCCGATAAATTACGTGGTTCAGTTGAACCGGTAGAATATAAGCACGTTGTCCTCAGTTTGTTTTTCTTAAAATTTGCAAGTGATAAATTTGAAACACAGAGAAAAATGATTGCTGAGAAATATGGTGATAAATTCGTTGATAACGTTGCTTTTTATACAAAAGATATTGCCGATTCTGAGCTGGAAGGCATCAATTCCTATGTAGAGCAATACGAGGAGATGATGATTGGAGTTACCGTGCGTGAACTTCCGGATGGTCGCTCACGTTGTTCGACACGCACAAGCGGAAGTATTTCAGCCAATGATATTTGTGCAGAACATGGCGGCGGCGGACATTTTCACGCAGCTGTCTGCGAGTTGGATGAACCACCAGAAAAAGCAATAGTGATTATGAAGGAGACTTGTAAACGTCTTTTGAACGCATAGAAGGAAATTGAATAATGACTACAAGCGGTTGGAACTATTCCAGCCGCTTTTTTAATTGCAGAACATTCTGCCATCTTACCAATGTTTAAATATGTACAGACGAGGATGAATGCACCGAACCGAACTCGTTGATCTGATGATAAGAAACATAAAAATTAATCACGAATGTACATCAGATATGTAAGGGTGTAAAATATAGAACAACGGAAGGAGGTGAACACTCGATGTTCTATAAGAAAAGGCTTCACAATTTTGCACGACTTTCAACTGCTATTACAAATTGCTTCCTGAGAAGCAATAACAATGCAGTCGTGAAAGCCACCAACCCTATGCTCCTCAGAGAGTTTTACAGGCTATCAACAGCTAACGCTCTCACTCGTATCTACGCTGATACCTGTACACTCCTTCACGATTCGGGAATGGAGTTACTGGATGCAGCAGAAAAGGTATTCTCTTCAACCCCTAATCAGCATCTGCTGATCCTGACATCGGTGCTTTACGAGCTTCAGAATGTCGCAAGAAAAGATCCGACCAAAAAAACTCGCTGCAAGATGATTCTTGATAAGTTAAATAGAATGCACCAAAACAGCACAGTCAAGTTCATCGCAAGCAACAGCCCTGAATTCAGCGATGCAGGCTTTATATCACGTTTTGTCACTGAATCACAAACCTACGATGTGGTTCTTCTGACACAGGATAGAAGCCTTGCCACCAAAGTCACACATTTGCCCTCCTTCCTGGATGGCTGTGTAAACAGCGCACATTTAATTCGTGCGTTCCGCTTAACCGCAGATGGTAATCTCGTACCGTTTGCGGACAATCAAAATCACAGAGAGGAAGATTATCATGAAAAACTCTATGTTCGTCAGCCCGCTTTCTTTCGAGCCCACGAAGCCCCTGCCTCAGCGTCCCACTCCTCAGAGAGGTGGCATGCCGCAGTTTACTGCACGGGAGGATCCTACCCGCGGTTTTATGCCAAGACAGATCCCGATGAATGTTCAGGGAGTGCTGGCAGCTAAACATTTGCTCATCCACCGTGACCCGCAGACTGCTTTCCTCCGTTCCAAGGATGGACGCAAACACGATCCTAATGAGCAGCTCGCTGAAGCCCTGTCGGTAAACTACGGTTTTCTCGAACCGATGTTCATCCGTATGCGGCAGATCGCTGCAAATGAAGTGGCGGCCGGATTGATCCAGTACTCCGAAACTGGTCTTATCCGTAATGTCCTTCTCACACAGGTGCAGGCACTGTGTCAGGCTGGTATCATCAGCAGATACGCTGAGTATGCAACCGGCATCTATGTGCAGCTGAATTCCAATGCACGCAATTTTCTTTCCAAAGAATTTGCACAGTTGCATCTTGTCAACTACATCAAGCAGAATATGCATCCGGACGAGATCTTCTATGACGTACATCTTGGCGAAGACAAAGGCGGTTCTGAGACCTATGTTGCAGATGTGATTCACCGTCAGGGCTCTTCTGTCAAGTTTACGATTATTGCCTTAAATCAGAGGGTCGATCAGATGCCCCAGCAGATGGAACGCCTTGTTCGTATCGCAAATCGTCTGCGTTCCTCGGTCACTATCGTTGTGAGTCCGAGCATTGATGCTCAGGCTTTTGCAATTCGTCTCAACAATATGACCGATTCCAAAGCTGATATCGTTACGGTCGTTCCCTATACCCGTCTTGCACTTCTTCCGTAAGCTGTATTACGCAGCCCGTTCTTATCGGGCGGGCTGCATCTTTTTAATTTACACTGTAAATGGGATAGGATATGACTTAACATGGTTTATGAAAGGAGGAATGTGGCATGAAAACCGTTCTCATTATTGCCGTTATCGTGATTCTGATTTGCTTGCTCCTCGGTGATGGACTGCACAAAATCATTCAGCGCATTATGAACGGCACGCATACAAAGCTGTTACCCAAGGCAGATGCTCGTAAGCCCTCAAAGCCTACTGACGCATCCGATTACGACCCGACAAAGTTCGGAAAGTACAATAAACCGCGCAGATAAGCGCAGAAAGGAAAAAATCATGAACGAAAAGATTCTCTCGTACACGAACTGTGTACTCACTGACAAGGGCTGTTCGGCTGCTATTTCCGAATATCCTCTTCCGCCATGCAATGCTTCATTCGACTCGGACAATATTCAGGAGGCATTGAATACGGTTCTGTCATGGCAGAAACACCAGCGTGTGCTCGTCATTACGGATTCACTTGCATTCTGCAATTTGCTCCTGGCGGTTAATCAGACTCTCCAGAAGGGCAAACTTGTAGTCTACTGCGATGGTGTGTTTCATGATGAAGATGCGCTTCTTGAGATCGAACGTGAAGAAGATCTTCTCCACACTTCGGCAGGATCTGAACATTATCCTTACAGACAGTTGACAGACAATCTCTATGTCGATGAAGAAGGCTGCCTCCTCCTGAAGGATTCAGAGAACGGAACAAATCAGCTTTTTTCAGTGGATGGTTCATTCTGGGGATGCACACTTGATCCCGTAAAGTTCAAGGCTAACCGCATGATTGGTGAACTACTCAACCACCTCGACAAGCTCTGTTTGCGTGACAGGGCAATCATTAGCAGCATTCTTCTCGCAATGGCAGATGCGAACACCTTCTCATCGGTTGAGAATCTGCTCCTCTTCCGTACTGAAAGCGGATTTGAGCTTCTCGACACCGGCGCGCCGATCAGTTATGATAGCAAAGCACTGATCAGCTTGCTTTACATGGTTTTCTTTAATCATGACGCTGATGAGCAGAAAGACAAGCTTGATATGCTGATTCAAGACCGTTTCATCTACTCTGATTATCCGGCATTTCTTTTTGAGGACTTTACTGCAGCATATTCAGCTTCGATTTTCCCCAGCAGCAAGCTTCATTATCCTGTTATGAAACTGCTACGTAATTCTATTGAGCGTATTCTGATTTCGACAAAGGAGGAGTTAAAATGAAGTTCAATTCTATCTTTTACACTATTCCCGGACGCCGTCACCTTTCCATGGGGAAGGGCAATGAGGACTTTGTGAATGTCTACGAGAGCGATACCGTCCTGGTGTATGCAGTTGCTGACGGCTGCTCTGAATCCACCTGTGCAGCTCCCGCATCCGAAGCTACTGTTGCAGCAGGCATTGAGTTTGCTACGAACGGTGATATCTGGGATATGAAGCAGAAAGCAATTCGTGATGAGTATCTCCGTATCCTTGATAAGCATTATCTGGCTTGTCCATATCCTTACGAAGATCTGGCTGCAACGACTGTGCTGCTTATTATCAACAAAGCATCCGGCAAATACCTTGCAATTTCCATCGGCGATTGCAGCTGTATTATCCTGAACCACGCTCTTGAACCCGCTCTTCTCCTTCAGCCCCTGAACCTTCTCAGGCAGAAAGACAGAACGGTATTCGCAAATTCGTCTCTCGCTTCCCGCAGTATGAGAATGGAGATGGGCTCTATGGATGGTGTAGGTGGATTCGTCCTCATCAGCGATGGAGCGGATGCACTCATCGATCAGGAACACATCCCCGATCTCCAGCAGTTGACTTCACTGACAGTTCTTTCTCCGAAGCAGGCACAGAGTGAACTTCAGACATACGTTGGCAAACTCTCCGAAACAACATCCGATGACATTACAGTGGCAATCACTATGTGCTGTGACGATCCTGAACTTATCAAAATCGCTGGCGCAACATATGATTCTGAGCTGATTCTTGAGGATGAAACTGATACAGCACCACAGACTGAGGAGTGTATTCTCCAGCTTGATGATACGGATGATAACGAGTCCCTTTTGGAGTTCCTGGAAACACCCCGCACCGCAGAGGAACTTGTTATCGCTGGATATGTTAATGCTGAGACTGTGATCCTCACGGTGCTTACGCCCTATCTCAAGGATAATCTCATCAAGTATGAAGACCACCATTTCTCTACTGTGTGAGAGGAGGCTAATAACATGGCAAACCATCAGCAGATTTTGAAAGGTGTATATCCCTCTCCGGAGCGCCTCCGTGCGCTCCTCCCCAAGGGGGATGCACGCTACCGCACAGATCTTTTGTCTTACGACTTGCAGTGCATAGGCTACATCGGCTCAGGCCTTATGGCAACTGTTTACCGAGTGAGAAAGGGCGGCAAGGAATACGCCTGTAAGGTAACAAGCCTCAGATATACTAATACTGGAGCCCCCTCAGCATCTGACATAGCACAGCGTACTCTGCAAGAAATCAAACTGACACAGACTCTCATGCGTGACCATGTACATGGTATTATGCCCTTAACAGAGTATCTTCCGAGTGAAAGTAAAATTCGGGAGTATATCAACAAGGCAAATCGTATTCCCAAGGCATTAATACCACCTGACTGGATGATTTTAGAGCTCATGCCGCTAGGACTTCCATACACTGAGTTTATGAACAACCTCTTCTGCTCTGGGAAGAGACTGACAGAATCTCAATGGGCTGCTCTCATGCTCGACCTGATTCAGCCTGTTCAGTATATGCATAAGAGAAGCGGTATCATTCATCGAGACCTTAAACCTGGGAACATCATGCTCATTATACACGAGAACGGACAAGTCAGAGCTGCTGTAGCAGATTTCAATGTTTCAAAGGCTTTTGCAGGCAAGAGAGACTACGACTATACGAAGGTCGGTTCTGATAAATACGCACATCCGAGAATCATGCAGCATGAAACAAGACTTGGTGTCCGCAAATGTGATGCGGAGAATGCAGATATATATGCTATCGGACAGATAGGATATCAGCTTCTCAACGCTGGAGCGACCGCCCCATGTAGAGGGTATATCCCTGCTCCTAAGAACACCCCATCTGTAAGAGTAACCGAGCTTTTACGTTCTATGTTAAGCGATGATCTTCAGAAGATACCAAACTGTGATTCAATAGTCAGCACTCTTCGTAACATGATCAGCGGCAATTGCAGTGTTAAACCGCCATATGATTACAGTGCCCCTAAACACGCTCAACAGGGCCGCTCAAAGCCTCGGCATCAGGGACATAAGTACAACACACCTAAGCCGCACGGCAAAAAGAAACGTTCGTATCCTAATAATCAATACGTTTCCCCGATGTTTGGCCAGCAGATTTCAATGACAGACATTTTTGACGAGCCTTTTTTCAACCTTCCGAAAATTAAGTTCTGAACAACAACAGCCCTGCCATGTGTGGGGCTGATTCTTTTTTAATCTGATAGAGTTTTGGCAAGTTAGGTTTGATATAGTTTTATTAAGGTCAGATGAAGGAGGAGGTGAGCACGATGAAAAGACTGATCTGTTTTGTAGCTGCTGTTCTTTTGGCACTGTACGGCTTCAGCTACATCGATAAGAATGGAACTGAAGACCTACCAACAAAAGAAGAGTACAAGGAATACATTATCGTCCAGAAGGATAAAGCAGTAGAGGCTTACAACTCAGTTAAGGACTGGATTACAGCAAGCGAACAGGAATGGGCAGAGTGATTCATTGCTCTGCCCAAAAGGAGGACTATTATGAGTATACACAAGCTGATGATTCTGGCAATCATCTTCGGACTTTCTTTCATCTTCTTGGTGTTGACTTTTCGCCGTAAGAAGGACGATGGCGGCGTAGACTGGAACAAAGTCAAACTGAATGACACCAAGGACAGAGCATATTCGCTTCCGAGCGATGATGCTTCTTCAATTCAGAATGCAAAGCAGACGATTCTCTACAACGCAAGAGCCTCTCGAAGGGTTGACTTGACAACAGACTGGCTGAATTCACTGGACAGTCTTGTAAGAGCAGCATATACTATCTACCGCAATTCAGATTCTCCTCAGTATGCCCCTAGCACTTCGACTTATCCGTATTTCAAAATGCTTTATTACAGATCGGTCAAAGCGGGGAAAATGTTGGAATCTGCTGAAAAAACAGTCGGAAGCAAAGTGCTGTCTTTGCATCGTATCCGTTTTGATTCGATTGGAGCTGATGAACGCAAGCAAATCATGGCACTTCAGAAGGAACTGCCAAAGCTTCAGTCGCTTATCAGCAAGGAGAAGCATCGTGTGTGGAACAATACGCACAAGCTGAAGCAGATGATAAAACGTTGCGGTCGTCAGGGCAGTTCATGGTATTGGCGTAACCTCTTAAATCGACAGATGAAATACGGTAAGTAATACAAAATATTGTCAGACGGAGAATGTAAGACTATTCTCCGTCTGACAGAAAGGAGCTTTCTATGAAGAACAGGAAAACCACTCTATATGCCTTTTCGGTATCCACGGTAGCCATAATCCTTGCGATACATCCAATGGTTACAAGCACCTACGCAAGCCTTTCTGAAAGCTTGATCTACTTCGGAGCATCTATTATTCCGATGTTGCTTTTGCTGACACTGGCTTCTAAATATGTCGAATCACAGTTCAGTATCCACGCCATATCACTGGCAACGATATTGACTATCGGTAACGCTGCAGCACTCCCACTTTTACAGTATACAAGTGCGTTTGACCATGCTGTTGAATACGCCAAGGAAATCAGTATGAACTCAGCGGTTACGGTACTGACCCTTCCAGTTACTTGGGCTATCGTATCCGCATTGATCTGGATCTTAAGACAGTCAAGTTTGATTCAGCGAATCAGTGTCGGGGTGCTTACTGGAATATCCGTTGTGTACAGTTTGATGATTTTTCTGCTGACCGATAGGTCAAGCAATACGACTATTATTCAGCTTGGAAGTCACAAATTACAGGCGGCAGTTCCGGTTCTGATTCTTTCAACAATTTTTCTCTGTTTGCTTCTTCAGATAAAAGGTAAACTGTGGAGTGGAATGCTGATCGGTTCCATTATACTTATGAATGGAACTTTGGTGATCTGTGGCGAGACCGGTATTCCCCTGATTTTCCTTGCTGGTTCAGTCATTTATTACTACCTTCTGCAGCCACATCGGATAAAACTTCTGAACATCGGTATTCCTGTACTTTCAGGTGTCGGAGGCATCGGTGTGTTTATTATGCACAATCTGCATGACAGCTTGAAGGAGGGTTCATTACTGTACTCTCTCTCCGACAAGATTGAAACTCGTATTTTCGCAGAATCTGTTGATCAGGTCAATGCGGCTATTCGCAGTCTGCAGTCAGGTGGCTGGTTTGGATCAGCCGGATACAATGTCTATCTTATGGAAGGGTCTAGTGACTTGTCAGTAATATCTATCCTTCATTACTGTGGCCTATCGTTTCTTCTTGTGATCTTTGCGGCAGCAATCCCGATGTTCTACACTGGGGCAGTACATATTACGCATCATAAGATGAGAAGCGATCATGTCCTCAATGGGATATGTTTATCTATGTTCATCATCATGTTCTCGTATAACCTTCTTATGGGAATCGGTCTTGCTCCTATCCTAGGATCTCAGATGCCATTTACAGGAGCCAGCGAAACCTATTCAGTTCTATCCGGCTTCTTGCTCGGGTCAATTTGTTACCCAAGAAAAGTGGTTAAGGCTATCATTTCAAGAATGAAAGGAGACGATTTTCAATGCGTAACGCGAAAAGAAATAGTCTGAGTATTTTATGTGCTTCGGTGACACTTTCACTGCTTATTCTATTCCATGCTATTAGACTTATGGCATCTGCAAATGTAGCGGATGTCACACCGCTTGAACAGATTATAGGCAACTCAAATTATGCCATCGGCAACAACTTTGGGTCAGTCTATTCAATTACAGGTGAGGAGCTTGTTATTGAGCAGAACGGCAAGAAGGTCAGCATTTCAAACTTTACTAATATCATCGGTAATGAGTCTGGCGGCTTGATCTATCAATGTAAGCCTATCCTTCTTGCAAATGACGCACAGATCAACCGTTTACAAAGGCAAGGTAACAACATTATCACTACACTTCATCCTGCTGGACAAGCAACAGCGGTACAGTTACTATCTGAGTATGATGTCGAGAACGTCGAAGCAAGTATAACTTTTGTCCTTCGTGACGGAACTGTGCTTGTTTCCGCCGGCAACAACAGTTACACAGAAGGTGCCTATGCTGAAGCTGAAATACCGAGAAACTTGTATGTCGATTACTCAACATCAGCAAAAGAAAAAGGATCTTGCTTTAAACCTGTGATATACCGAATGCTTCTTAAAAATACGGAGTACTTACCAAACAATCTGGATATCACCGGTGACAGTTTCGAGGATATCTCCTATGTTACAATCAACGGTAATACAACACACAACTGGGACTGGGGCTATCCGAGCTATTATGAAAGCAATAACAACGGTTTATATACCAGATATTGCAGCCTGTCAGAGTTGCTTCAGCGTTCATCAAACACAGCCCCTCTTCGATGCGCAAAATCACTTGGTTTCAAGGAATCTTACGAACAACTATGTCAGATGTATGGTATTGATCGTCCTCTGATTACCGAAATCAATACGATTTCCGGTGTTTCTCTACCATCAGAGCGTCTTCCGTGGTTGTTCTTCGGACAAGATGCCTGTCTTTCACCGGTTCGTATGTGTCAACTGTACAATCATTTGGTGTCCGGAAGATTCTACAGTCCTTATTATGTTGTCGGTATTACTCAGCCTAATGGTAATATGATATATAAGGCATCACCAACTGAAAAAGTCGAATATCATATGGACATTAATGTTAAACAAGATATCCTGAATAACGCACTGGAGGACACATTCGAGTCGTATTTAACCAATAATCTGCGAACCAGATATCCGGAGGAACTGCTGACTTCACGAAGACTGCTTGCAAAATCCGGAACAGCTGAAAATGCGGATGGAACCGAGAACAGAACGATTATGTTAACACTACTAAATGAAACTCGCACCGATGTTGTATGTTCGGCATGCATTTCAGTAAACAATGCAGCAGTTGGCGAGATAGGAAACGAACCACTGATCGATAAATTGCTGCAAGTGCTGTATGCAATGGAAATACTGTAAGAAAGGAGGATATGTCGTGAAAAAAATTCTGAAAGGCATCCTGATTGTTCTTCTTGTTGTTCTTGCCATTGTTTATACAGTAGACTATTTCGGCAAGGAGGAAGAAACTAAAAAAACAGAGTATTACCCCGACAAAGGAAGCTACACATACTTCTACTCTCCACCTGAAGCTACTACAACGGAGTCGCAATCAAGTGGCATCTACTTCTACGAAAAATAAACATATAGTATATGAACCTTGCGGTTATACAGATCGTGAGGTTCATTGCTTTTGTAGACTAAAAATGTGTGGAACGGCTAAAAAGAAGCCACGGCAACAGCATTTACTTTTATGCTCAAATTTTCCCAATAAAGCGATGTTTTAATCGATTCAGTAAAGCATCATTTTTTTGAATAATGCTGAAATTAAGCTATGAGATCAAATGTGATTCTCCAAACTTATTATTTTATTGTACAAAAGCACTATATTAACTCACATGAGACAGCTAAAATATACAGGGTATATACAAAAGTAAATGCTGTTGCCGTGAAAAGAAGCGTTTGAATCTTGACATTTCTTCTCATTTATGATATCCTATAATACATACAGTATTCGTGAAATTTAACATAAACTTATATAAAAAGGGGATATAGATATGCTTACAGAACAGGATAAGAAAGCAATTGATGCTTGCATAACACGCCCTAATTCAGTGTGGGAAGGAATCAAGAGCATTATTACCGCTGAGAAGTACACATGGTATCTCGAATCATTGGCTAAAGTCAAAATTATGCCTAACATTGCTAAGAGAAAAGCAAAGTGGGATTCCATGAGTAAGGATACAAGAGCTCAATATATGAAAACACCGGACTACGATGATGATCTGAAAAAAGTTTTACAGCAAGTAGCAAATGTTTTGGGCGGCTTTAACACAAAAGACGATGACTTTAAAGTTGGTACAAAAATCCCAATTTGGAAAAAAGCGGAAACGATACAAAGACAGACTGCTTTTAAGGCGGCGATAGCTTTCAGGTTTACAATTGATGAGACAAGGCAACTGCTGTTTACCGTGCTTGAAGATGATGAGCAGATGGACTTTAATCCGCGGCTTCCCAATGAAATGATTTATGCTTATGCTATTATCAACGGAATTCCAATGAATTTAGCACAGAACAAGGAAAATGGAGAAGAACCTTCGCAGACATCTGTTCAGGCAATGCTCTATGAAGCGAAACTACAATTCTTAGATATACTTTTTGGAGGAGAGAATGCTATTTATTTCCCCAAATTGATCGAAGTTGCCGATAGTTACATCAATATACTCGAATCTGTTAATATGACAAAAGCTGCACTGTTTTTGGCAGCTATCAAGACCTCATCCGTGGACATGTTACTTAAGAATATTGCTGATGAGATTAAAGAGGATAGTTCTCAAACAGATGAAGAGACAACTCAAACTGAACGACGTCCTAAGCTTTTGCCAGACGCTTCTGTGATGCAACGTTGCTATGAATATGTTTCTTATGACCATGAAGATGAGTTTTATGTCGAAGGAGTTGCCAAACCTGTTTTTGAGAAAACTCAAATCTCAAAGCATTCCTGCCTACGTGTGCTTAAATATGTCAGTTCTATACTGGAAACCGCATCTAATTTAGTTGACCAAAGCAGCAAGGTAAGTACCAGACGAGTTGCTATCTATTGCGATATGAAGGACTTCATTGAAAAGTGTATTGAGTTAGTTCAAAAGCAAACTGAAAAAAACATGTTTTCTGTTGAAGACTTTATAGAGATTTTTGGAGAAAGCAACCTGGGATGGTATACACAATCTGAATTCACCGCAATGATTGACAATATTATCATTGATAATCTCGAAGATGACTGGCGGAATCCTCGTGATGAAAACGAAAACGGTCGAGTTAGTTCTTACCACGGCGATAGGCCGGAAGTAAATGGAGATCAGGCTGAATACTTTCGTTTCTTTTTTAGTGCGCTGAAAATTGCTTTTCGTGATCTTCGTGCTATTACAGTCAGAGATTGCACTGAGCTTTGGTCGATATATGTGGAAATGAATAGGATACTTGCATACTCCTATTTCAGTGATAGCGGTGTGGGCATGAAAGCATGGGAAAATAATGATGTGGGCATGAAAGCATGGGAAAATAATGATGTGGACATGGAAGCATGGGAAAATAATGATGAATTAATTGAATATCGTTATACAGTTAATATACTTGAAGACTATAGGGAATATGCAGAAAATATGCCAGATCCATATAAGTTTATTTCAAGGTTATTGGCCGATTTCCACTGCTTTGAATACTTTAATCATGCCATAATCAGCAGAGGAAAAGAAAAGTTTGTAGCTGATTTGGATGATGAAGGCAAATTAATTAGCCGCAGTTTCAACAGTCAAACCAACTGTACACCGCTCTTTCTCCTACGGCAGGACGGAACGCTTACACAGGATGGGTTGGATGATTGTCTGATGAGCTTCTACCATTATGGACGATTTACAAAACAGTATTTTACAAAGATTCTAGCATACAGCAGAAGTGATATCTTAAAACTTTCATTCTGGGGGTTTCTCGGAAGCAGAACGAGATATAACCCACAACTTGGACCAATCGATTTTACAGATTATTTCGATGGTGATGTAGCGCGAGACACCTGCTGTGCAGCCATCAACGAATCAAACTCCTTGGATCGTTTTTTATTACTTTGTCTGAAACACGAGGAACCTGTTCTGTTCTTAAAGGAAGCAATCGCATATCAGAAAACTCTTCCTAAAAAGAAATCCAAAAACTTTTGGAAAATGCTTCGGTAATTTTTTAATCCGGATAAAACTTTCGCCTCCTTGTGTATTATGATTTGATACAAGGAGGCGAAGTAATATAATGATATTTGATTTTGAATGTGAGAGCAAAACCGGACAGAAGCCCAAAAAGTATACAAATGCAAATCAGGATGCGTTTTATGCGAGAGATAATGGTAAGTGGTGCTGCATGTGTATAGCTGATGGCGCTGGAAGCAAAAAACACGCAACATTAGGTGCAACATGGCTTACTCATGATGTGTCTGAATATTTGCTTGAACACGCTGATAGACTGATAGAAAGTGATGAACTACAAGTTCGTTCGGAAGTCATGGAATGTATCAGACGATCGCTTAGCAGAACAGTCGCATTTCGGAATGTGGAGTACTCTGAACTCTCCTCCACTATACTCTGTATCATGACGGATGGAAATAAATGTTTGGTGCTGCACATGGGCGATGGTGTTATACTTGCGGTGCGTGATGGCTATTTGAATGTCCTTTCATTCCCGATGAACGGAAGTAGTAAACGCTCCACAGCCTTGACTACAATGACAACAGCAGAACAACATTTACGGATTCAAAAAGAATCGTGCGATTCAATTAGTGTAATATGGCTTATGACAGATGGCGCAATGTATAAAGTGTTTCAGAAAAACTATGGGTTAAATGGCGAAGAGCTTTCTATGCAATTGATACGCAATAAGCTGTCAGACGGTAATGACGATGATGCCACATACGGATATATTAAATGGAGGGTTTCATAATGAATGAAAAAATACCAGATGGTGCAGGAAGAATCATTCTTGATGTAAACAAAGAAATTACGCTTGATCTCGTCAATTGTGAGAACAGTACCCGTACTTTCAAGATTATTAAGGTGCTTGGAGATGGTGGAACTGCTATTGCATATAAGGTGAGCTATGACGGAGCTGACAATAACCGATATATATATGTCCTGAAAGAGCTTTATCCTGTTCCAGCAGAGGGGAAAAGTGTTATCAGGAGATCTGGAGTATCGCTTAATATTGATGAATACGATGACAGCACTCCATCTTCTCATCGTTATAAGAGATTAAGGGAACAATTTGAAGCCGCTTACCAAATCCAAAATCAACTGGCGACAGGTGAAGACGCAGTCTCATGTATGACGACATCTTTACCGATTGGACTTTATGAAGACCACGCTTCAAGTACAAAAGGTAATTATGCGGTATATGGATTGTTTCAGTATCAAGTTGGCAAAACACTAAAAGGGTATACAGAAAAGTCGTTACTTGAATTGATTGATATTCAGCGAAAAATAGCAGAAGTCGTAAAAGCATACCATGAGCATGGCTTTTTATGGTTAGATATTAAGGATGCAAATGTCAATGTCGTTGGAGCCGGTGCAGTTCAATCTGTTAGTATGTTTGATTTTGGAAGCCTGTTTTCCAAGAAAGAACTGATGAACTACAGCACATCAGAGAAAACAGAGCTTGCGTTATCCTTTACACCAACTTCATCAGAGTTGCTACTTCCACAAGAACTGGAATCCATCCTTTCTTCAAAACGCATCTGTGGTTTTAGCTACGTAGATCCAAGAAAGCATGCAAGGAAAATTCAGACACTTGGTAAATTTGGAGAACAAACTGATCTTTTCCTTCTTGGCTCTTTAATATTTAAGCGGCTTATGGGAAAAGCTCCTACCGTACAAGATTGCGAACAACTACAAGAAGGAACTTTTGACATGGCTCGCTTTGAGAGATTGAAGGGACAATCAAGACTGTTTGTTTCAAGACTCAAGGAAATTCTCTCACAATGTCTCAATTATGATGATCGAGGTGAAAGATATGAGTCAGTGTCTGCATATATGACCGATTTAAAGGAACTTTACCTCGAATTGTGTACTCAGGAAGGATTGTCTATCGTTGAAGGAAATGCTAGAAATTATGTTACAATATGTTGTGAACGATATCTAAGTACTATCTTGAACGGTGATACAGACGGCAAGTTCAAAAATTTGAAAAAATTACAAGGCCGTTTTGAAAGCCGTGTGTCGTTACGCTCTGACAGGAATCAAAAAACAGTTCTTCCCTCGACAGCCATCGACAGTGCGCCTTCGTTGGAAGGTAGTGATGATTATAATCGTCTTGTTTTTCTCTATGGAGACGGAGGAATGGGTAAAAGTACCGCTCTTTACGATTATATGCGTGAGACTGCATCCGTTACTCCCATTTACATCGAACTAAGCCAATATAGATTTATAGACAGAGACTCCTCTTTTGTTTTTAAGAAGATTTTCGAGGATATCTGCAATAAGTTTATTGATGCGGCAGGCTTTGTCGAAAAAGAAAGGCTCTCTAGGATTGAAGATATCTTGATGGAAAGCCTGAAAGTTCTGGACTCAAATGACCCTCGCCCACAGTATGTATTATTGCTAGATGGGTATAATGAGATTTCCAGAGAGGATCGCGGCGGTTTTGATGTTGAAATCGCAAGAATTATTGATACTTGGAAAAATTGCCGTATCGTAATTACTGGTCGTAATCTGCCTACCGATTATGAGGGGAAAGAAATCTCTACCTATGAGCACTTCAGCCGATTCGAATTCATTGGTATATCTGAGGATGAACGAAGAAGTCTTATCGAAACAAATTATCCTGACCGTACTGATAGAATTCAAAAAGATGAACGGCTATGGGAGGTTCTGCGAATCCCGATGTTTATGGGAATGTTCCTGCAGCTTAATATTGATACTTCAGCCGTAGTTCACACCAGAGGAGAGATTCTTGATCAGTTCATCACTAAAACCGAAAAAGATGCTGCTGAGGAAATTGCCAAAAGGCAGACTGGAAACGCTGAAAATGCTGCTCTCAGAAGATTCATCGTGTGCTTTTCACTGACTTTTGCTGCTAATACAATGGATGCAGACAGGTTATTCTCACTAGATAAGAATACTCTTTCATCTCGTATTAATTTAGGAAATCTTCTGTATCTTGCACAGCGAGTAGGCGAAAAAAAGGTATCAGTGTATGATTGTGTAACAGCCAATACTGTCACCAAAGCGGCGATTGGATTTGATGATGATCGTTTTGATTTCAAGCAGATGAAAATCCAGAAACAAAATCCGACAGGTATTTCGATGGATGAACTTGAAAAACTGGCAATGGCGGATATGTTTTCTATCGATTCTATACTACACATTTTGTCTGTTGAGGCTGGATATTTCTATAGGACGACAAATGGTGCATACGAATTTACCCATCAGTATTTCCGCGATTATTTTGCCGCAAAGCATATTCAGAACATTTTAAACACGGCACAAACCTTAGATAATTACGGACTAACTAGAGATGAACAGCTTCAATTCACAAAGGATTATGGTCTTGACTACACATGGTCTGATGATGTATGTATTCTGCTTGGGGAGATAATAGGAGATTATAAGAATGAGCCAGGATATTCCGAACCATAACTATTATAAACTTAATCGGAGGGATTAATATGAAAGAAAAAATGAAAGCGGAAGCACTGACAAGATTGGAAGAACTTTGCGATGAAATGGGACTTAACCCGAAGGTTTTTGATTATTTCAATAAAGGGAAACTCTACTATTCCTATTTAACAGCCGGAGGTTATATGGGATCAATAGATACAATTAATTATGACAAACGATATGCGGATGCTGTCAAAGCAATTGAGAAAGAGACTGGTGCACTGGTATATCATGTTATTGAAACGCAATCCCAATTTTTTAACAAGACTTATTCGGGTGCTGTTGAAATAACTGACAACGAGACAAGTATAATGTATTGTCCGGTTGCTGAAACAAAAGATAGGAATGTTACACTTCTCGCACTTTTATTTGTAAGCAAATATGAAGAAGACTGGGAAACTGAACATTTGGATGATAATATGATTTATGCATATGTATGTTGCCCTGATTCACCATTGGATTACGAAGTAAGTACAATTGTTTTGTCTTCAAAACAGGGAGCTCTGATCAGAATTGGTTGAGAATAAAGCATTAACTCATCCTCTTTATTATTATACTGATATTTTGCAGATGAATAATATCCATCGAAACGCAAATGCTTTTTTTAATATACTCCGTGTCAAGTCGTTTTTGCGAAATAATTCAGCCGACTTTAAATGCTTTGCTCAATTGTATGCAAATAAGGCATCAAAACATTTGCTTCGTTACTATGTTGATCTATTGCGCGGCAGGGATGCTGAACATATTAGAAGTGCTTTATCGAATAATCTCCGTGTTATGTCACTTTCGCGAAATAATGCCATTGACGCTGAGAACTTTACTGAATTGGATTTCAAAGGAATTACACTTCATACATATGATTTTGCTGGTGACCGAAATACACCGTCTAACTTCAGTGGATCAAAACTATATGTAGAAAACTTCTACAGTATCATTGCTCCATTTATTACCAAAATAGAAGTATCAGAAAAAAACGATTTACTACTGGTCTCCAATAAAAATCATAAGATTCAAGTATGGAAACTGCATAACAAAATACTGCGTTTTGAAACTACATTACCTGAATTGTTAACTTGGTGCTACATTGAGAGTGAAAATAAGATATTATGTGTCTGTAAAAATGGTATCGTTTCTGAATATGATATTGATGGTCATTTTGAGCGTAGCTATAAATTGATAAATGGTGCAACAAGTTGCTCGTGTGCAGTTTTTATGGAGCGGACTCTGTATATAGCACTAGCACGCAGAGTTTACTTAATACAGGTTTATAACGAGCCAAATAGCCCGAACTATTTTGAACTTCCACAATCTGATAATTCGCCAATCGAACAACTGTTAATTAAAGATAAAAATATCATAGTATCTACAAAGAGAAAGCTCTATCGATTTTCACATTTTGGAGAGATAGAACAGGAAACAGATTTGAAAGTAAAACCATCATTTTGGGTATACTTTCAAGGAGGATATGCCGTTGCGTCTGAAAAGGAGGTGTATTTCTTCGATTTCGATTTGAAACCAATACTTTATTTTACGGATTTCCCGCACGAAATAGAAGCACTCAACCAAATAAATGGAGAATTGGCTGTTTGTTTAGCAAATGGAAGTGTTCACATATATAAAAAAGAGCTGAAACAATTCTATGTATGGAGACCGCATTTACTTGGAGTACTTTGTATACAAGCATATGAAAAATATATCGTGACATCATCAATTGATAACTGCCTATATTTTTGGAGGCCACAGAACGACGGAGACTTTGTTAAAGTTGATGCTATGAAAGCCTATGCAGCAAGTTTTATTCAAACAGACAGCACAGATACGCACTTAGTAGTGGCATCTCAATTTCATCCTATTGTTGAAATGTGGGATATTAATGAAGAAAAAAAGGTCAGTTACATTAACACGCATTCAGATGGTGCTTCGTCAGTGAAACTGTTTTCTAATATTGCTTTGATCAGTACATTTTCAGGTTGCTTGTACCGTTGGGATTGGAGGAAAAAGAGTCTTTCTAAAAGAGAATTTAGAAAACCGATTCTGAAAATGGATGCGATTGATAATGGTAGATTTATATGTATGTTGTTGTGGAATAATGGTCAAGCCCAATTGACGATAATAAATGAATCAACTGATTATCAACTTGAGATTCATATTAATTCAATACGACCAACGACAGTAAAATTTTTGGATAATAATTACATTGCGGTATCCAGTTTAGAAGGATTACTAGAAATATATGATCTAAAAGGGAACCAAGTGTACTGCGACTATCCTCTTGGAGGGGCAAGCGAGATCTATGATTTATTTCCATCACACAATGGCTCAATGCTCGGTATTCAATCTCCTCGAAGAATTTCATTTTTTTCCATGCTTTATATAGAGTCTCCAGTGTTCTGTACTGATTATATGGCAAGCGAGGAATTTGTAAGTGCCGCCGCTCCATATAAAAAGAATAATTTGATTGCTGTATATGACGATGGAAAGATAAATATACTAACAATTCATGGTGCAATAGTTCGTAAAACCATACCTTGTGAAAACACTGTTTTGTCATTAGCCCCATCATATAATAAAACAAAGATTATAAGCGGTACATCGAATTCATCAATTGTAAAATATGATACGAATGCAATTGAACCTATTGTATTACACTATAGACCAGAAATGCATTTCATTAATTGTCCGTTTGGTCGAATTGTGTGTACTGATGATGTGAAGAAGCTGCTTTTACAGCAAGGCGCAATAATATAACAATAGTGTTGCCCGCCTGTTTATCAACAAGCGGGCAGGTTAGTTCACATAGTCAGTGCAAGATCGTATGTTCTTGCAGTGTAGTTTACATTACGTCGAATGTGTTCTTTTACACGTTGTTTCCCGTGGTTTTTAGTGTTGCGATACACATTTTCGCTGCGGGCACCCTCATGGTAGTCCTGATAGATGCTGTTTTAATAGTAGGTGGCAAACAAGAAAATGTCGCTACTGTGCGTCTTTAAAAAGAAATGAAGATTTCCGTGAGAAGGGGGCTCAGTACACCTGATAAACTTGCTTTTTCATAATGCATTTCTCTAGCGTTTTAGATTTCAGTGCAGTACCTAGCCACTATAATTATCATAACGCCAGAATCATTAGAATAAATAAAGCGAACAAAAATGATTTGTTGTAGGAAGGAGACTGAAGGTATGGATTTCGAGATTCAGAAAAATGTGTTGCATGACTATGTGGAACTGTTACGCGGTAAAAAATGGAATGAAACTGGCAGCGCTTTGCATAATGTGATTCGAACAATGCGGTACTCTCGGCAAAATAGGATTTGCGGAGAGGATTTTTCGTGCCTTGATTTCGGCAATTTTCCTTTGAATGAAATATACTGGAGTGATGACGGGAAATTTCCATGTATATTTGATAAAAGTGTATTTCATCAGGAAACATTCTTGTTAGATGATGGTCATAATCCTTATTATGTTGTTTTTTCAAAATATAGTAATTCACTGCTCAGTATCGACATGCGTAATTTTACAGTTGTAGTAAGAGAGAGGGATTCGATGCTTTCAGTAATGCGTTTTACCCTACCTTTCTGTTTCAAGTATAATATTATGGCAAATGAAAATGGTGTAATATTTGTTAATGATAAAAAAGATTCAATTGTGACCTTGAATGTTAAAAAGAAAAAAATAAAAAAGCTTTTTAAGAATAAAGATGGTAAAACAAGAGAATATATGGAGACACTTCGTTCCTTAAAGGAACATCAAAGATATGGTAAGATAAAAGAGATTTGTGCTTATATTTGGGTGGATATGCTAAATATACCTAAACTAAATGATGCAGAATATAACGAAAGACAGCTGAAAGAGTATTCAAAAGAGTCCGAATTTCTATTTGACAGGAAAAAATACAGAATAATTCTTAAAGAGAATGGATATTACATATTTGTATATGATAAAGAAATAATCAAAAGCGGATATTTACAAAATGCTCATCCTAGTGCAAAAATTATAGACGCCTGTTTCTCACATGATGGGAAATACTGTGCTATAGTATTCAATAGCCCTGTGTACTTAAATTCAAATAATCGTGTTGTTGTTTATCAAATCGAAAGTAATAAGTTTATACCAAGTTCAGAAACAACGCATTTTGAACTAAAGCCTGTGGACGATTGTATTTTTTCTGGTGAGGATATTATTGCATACAGTACAAAAGGGCGATGTTTAATTAAATGGACAAAGGGAAAAGTAAACTATAGTCAGACAGACATTGAGTATGATAATTCTATTTTCAATTCTTTGAATTCTTTTAATTGGTTTAGAGATGATATTCATTTTTGGGATGTCCAAGGTCATGACAATTACTATGTATCTGATAAAGGAATAACAAATGATCCAAGTGAAATTAAGATTGACATTTCGACGGTTCATGCTTGTGCAATTTCTCGTAATGGGGATATGCTGTACTTGCCGTTTGATCCATTAAATCAAACACAGGACAATGTTTTTAGGTATACATTTGAATCCCAAAAATGTGTTAATATAAAATTACCTTTCAATAATAAACCATATAATCAACCATTGCCATCAGTGAGTCAAAGAGGCTTGGTCACCATTGCATTGTCTAATGATAATAGTGTGTGTGCAATTGGTTCTATGGAGGGTTGCATTTATCTGTTTGATGAATATTTTAAGACTCTGTATGATACTTTGTATATGCTTCCTGATATTCACCTAACAGGATGTTCTTTTAATAATATTATTGCACCTGAAATTGTAAAGAAGATAATAATCCAGAATAACGGAAAGTTATAAGTATTTCTAATAAAATCCTTGTGCAGAGATGTGCGAGGATTTTTTAATCAGAATTCAGTTTCAATCCATACATATGCGATAATATAGTCATCACAAGGAAAGGATATGATGACTATGACAAGTAATTGTCGTGATCCGTAGAGGCTACCCCTAAAGAGTAAAACATTCCAGAAGGTATAGAAAGTAGCAATTAAGAAATCGAAAGTAATTTTGAGTGATTCTCAAGGAGGAATCTGTTATGATCAAGTGGATTATTATTATCGCAGTTGTTATCATCGCAATCATCGTAATTGCGGCTATCGTAGACGGAAATACTGAGCCCAGCACACCAACCAAACGGTACACGCCACCTACGCCCTCTCCCCAGAGACAGGTTGCAGCTCAGCGTGCAGCTGCTCAGATGAACAATCAGCAGATGCGCAATGCTGGGACAGAGGCGGTGCAGATTCGCCGTGTTGTTCATCAGAGAAATCTCAGTATCAATACTGGCGCTCTGAACACCGCACAGGATAAAATCATTCGCCTTTGTTCGCATGCTGACCGCATCCGCACGGATGTTCAGCGTTATTGCAACAACCCTGCATATCTTCAGCAGCTGTATCGCACTGGTGTTGGTATTTCAAATGAAGCATATCAGCTGAGAGTTGAGATCAAGGCGATGCAGGATTCTCTGTACAAGCTCAGCCGGTCTAATTCGGCGCTTCGCCCCTTGTTCGAGCAGGTGAAAGCATTTTGCAACAGCGTTTATGCCGATGAGGTCGAGCTCAACAACAGAAACCGTATTCTTCGCAACTACATAGGCAATAACTTTGGTTCCAGAGAGCGCCGCTGGAACGAAGAAATCGAAGCGAGAGCTCGTGCAAGACGAGCTAATGCATGAGGAGGTAGTGTTATGTCCAAAAAGAATGGTATTCAGAAAGCAAACTACAATCAAAAAAAGAAGACATTCCCTGCTTTCGTAACAATCACTGAAACAGTTGCGGTTGAAGAAATCATGACGAAGGACGGTTGCGTACGCAGAAGAGCATATGCCAAACAGGTTCGTGTTGCTCAGAGTTCGCAGCCGAAGATGCTCCCTAAGAAGTAAAGATCAATTACGTCGAGTAGCCATCCTGTGACAGAGGGTGGCTACTTATCATAGTCAAAAACTACATATAGCATTGACTTATGTTGAACTGTGTGCTATAATAATACTAAGGCGAAGGAAATTGGAGGTAATTAAAATGAAAATTGATAAAAATGTTTTACATTACTATATTGATTTGCTACGTACAAGAAATGTAGAAGAAAGAAATTGGAGTGAGACCGATTCATGTGTGAATGCATTATATAATGCTATTCGTACTATGAAGCATTCTAGAAAGAGTATGGTATGCGGAGAAGATTTGAGTTACCTTGATTTTGGCTATATTCCATTAAATGAAATATACTGGAATAAACCAGGGGCTTCACCAACGATTTTTCGCAATTCGTTTATGAGCGAAATTAATTTTAGAAGTGGGCATTGTAGGAGAATTTGGAATGCTGTATTCAATCATAGTAATGATATGCTTATGTCTTCTGGACAAGAAAACTCAGTGATTTTATGGGATATAGGATCTGGGTTGGCAAAACATAGGTGGATGTTTGATAGAAAGATTAATTCGTTACGTTTTTCGCCTGATGATAGTTTGTGCCTAATTGCTACAGGAGATAAAATATATATATTTGACTCTCATACTTACGAAAACAAAGCTGTACTTAATTTAACGGATCCAAGCGACAAGTCTATAATAAGTAAACTCAATTTAGGCGAATCGGATATTCAGTTTAGCATAAATGGCGATCTGTTTTCAATAGATCGTTTTGGTTCATTATTAAAGTTATGGAATGTTCATAATCCTAAAGATGGATATCGTGAGATTTGTCTCTATCCTGTACAGCCCTTCAGTGAAATTAAAATGGTTAACCGTCACAGCACTTTTACTATCGCTGAAAATCAGTTATTTGTAGTTATGTCAAGTGGTTGCATTGCCTTTTATGATCATGATTCAAAAAGGATATGGTATAATGATGAGTTTGAAGTGAAACTAGGCATAATAGCTCCCAACGCAAAGTTTTGCTTAATTGCCGACCATGACTGTGCAGCGATTGTCGATGCCGGGACTGGTTCTATAAAATACGATTTGATAGAACAAGAATTATGGATTAAGCAAATAGATATTTCACCAGATAGCATTTACTGCCTTACTCTCTACGAGGACAATACTATTGATATTTGGCATTCGTCAAATGGTCAACATATAAAGAATATTAATTCGTTATCTACGTATTCCATTAAACAAGTTTTCTTTGTTTCAGTAGATAATAGCATTCAACTCTTAATATATACAGATACAACTATTATGACATATGATTTTTCAAACGATAGGATCTTGAATCACATCGCATACAACTCGGATGTTGAATTATCTGCGGTATTGCATAATAACAATTTTTGTTGTTTCCCTTTAAATAGCACTTTGGTAATATGGAACCTGAAAGATGGAAGAGTAGAAAAATTGTTAAAAGGATATATGCCATACATTTCAAGTTTAGCAATTAGTTCAAATCAAGAATATGCTATAATGATCACCTTTTTCTGTTTTGTTTTAAATATGCCTAGAATAAGCTGAAACATCCCGAAAAATCGAAGATTTCAGTAAGTAAATTTCAATAATTACCGAAATACCGTTCTTTCTTAAAGTAAGGATATTCGAATGTTTTGGTAGAACTTTTGTAGAATAAACGGAAACGATTTCAATATTATAGGATATAATAGATGAAATTCACTTTTCTGCAAAACGGCTTGAATTCGAGTAAAAACAAATTTTTGAAGAAAAAAATTTAGTGTGAAATTGCATAAAAAATATAATATGGTGCGTATACTGGTTTACGCTGTTTAAGCGGAAAAGTATGATATAATTTCACGAAAGAAAATTTGGTAGAATCTGTTGCTGACAATAATGATTTTATAATTACTTTGCGTCTCTGATTAAATTCAGAGGCGCTTTTTTATTATCCAAATTTATGTATTGTTTCACATAAGATCACTGTGTTTTTTATAGGAGGAATCAATATGCCGAAATTTTATATGATTAGCCCCAATGTCCGCAAAATGTCTCTTGATGCAACCGGTTTGCTTTTCACCATGCTGAATGATCCGGAGAGCGATTACTGTACTGACGTACAGCTTTGCAGTGTCTTGAAAGCTGACAGCCTGAACACCATCCAGACTGCCTTGCAGGAATTGGTTGCAAAAGAATATGTCCTGAAACTGCACAACGGCATTTACGCAGTCAACAAACTGAAAATTCCGCAGATGAAAATGATATGAGGAGGAGCACATCATGCCGAAACTGACCAAAAGAGTGTCACACGACTTTACACTCATCAACAACAAGATGCTCCGTGACTGTGAACTGGGAGCAACAGAACGTGGCGTTCTCATCACAATGCTGGCATTGCCCGATAACTGGAAGTTCTCCATCAAGGGACTTTCCAAAATACTTCCTGACGGCATCACTAAGATTTCAACTGCTTTAAAGAATCTGGAAGCAAAACACTATTTGATTCGCAGAAGAATTTACACCAATGGAAAAATCTCGGATTGGGAGTATATTTTCAGCGATGAGCGTATGCCTGTCAGCGAGAGCAACAAGGCAAAGGAAAGCGTTCCCGATCCCACAAAATCCTCCGGAAATCTTGATTCGGACAACCTTGATTCAGAAAACCTAAATCAAGGTATGCAAAATGCAGAAAACCCAAGCATATATCAAATAAACAAGAATCAAGAAAATATAAATCAAAGAAACAGTGATCAAGAATCTATCCATCTATCTGCGAAAAACGAAAGTTTTCAACAACAGCCGATGGATCCGATTGATGGATTTGAAAAGCAGAATACAGAACAAATGCGATTTGCGACAGAGATTTTTGTCAAGGAACAAATCGAATATGAGTGGTATGCAGAGTTTTTTGCAGAGACACCTGACAACTCTATGGATCGCAGTGAAAACACAACATTTGCAGGTGCACTTAGTGATGTGGATATGCTTGTAGGAATTATCGTGGATACGATTTGCTCTCAAAAGGATACAATTCGCATCGGCAAGGAAGATATGCCCCATTCCGTTGTGGAAAGCAGATTTAAGCGAATCGAAATGAAGCACATCGAATATGTTCTGAAATGCCTGATGCTTTCCATAAAAAATATCAAGAATCCAAAGGCATACTTGACAACGGCACTGTATAATGCCACGTTTACCTGTGATTTTGCGGAAAGCAATGAATTGAAAAATTATGATCCTGCCCTGTTTATTCCGAAAACTTATCATGATCAGGAGTTTCGAGAACGGTTTTATGGAAATACAGCTTTTCGTGGATAAGATTACACCATGCAGAAAGGAGGTGATCCCTATGGCAAAAACCATTATCACGCAGGACGGAAGTGCTGTCAATTATGATAACATTCTCGCTGTGTATATCGAGGAAAATACATATGACGGTGTGGAATCAGAAATGCCGTCAGAGGAAGCAGCATCCTATCTTCTCTCGGCGGATACTGTTACAGATGTCACTTATGTTCTCGGCGAGTACAAAACGGCTGAGGAAACGGAGAAAGCCAAGTCGGAACTCATTGCATGGCTTCAGAGTGAAGCATTCGGCGTATATTCCATGGCAGAAAGCAAAGGAGAGGTGTAACAAATGCCGTCAGATTTTGAGAATGGTGCAAAGAAAACCATTGACTTGTCTGTTCAGACAGAGAAAATCACATCGGATATTTTGAAAAATGCTATGGCAGAATTTCTGGACGGCAATGCGGAAAAGAAAGGGCGTATGACAATTCGTCAGCTGCAAAAGAAATGCCATTCCAAACTGGAAAGCATTGAAATCACCGAAAACAATATTGCTGATTTTCTGCAAACAGCAAGAAAATATGACGTGGACTTTGCTTTGAAAAAAGACAGCTCAACCACTCCGCCAACATATCACGTTTTCTTCTCAGCCTCTGGAAATGATCGATTTGATCAGGCATTTTCAGAATATGCCGGAAAAATGAGGGGCAAGCTTTTGGAACGTGGAGAAATGCATCGAGATGATCTGAAACAACAGGCACAGACCATTGCACGTCAGCCACGCAAAAAGGAAAAAGAAAGAGAAAAGACAAGGGAGAATCAGCGATGATGTACGGGTATCAGATTATTCCGCTTGCACGGTCTGATTTTACTGACAGGAGGTGGAGTTGTGCAGATTAACACCAAAAAACTGAAGAAAATATTGCTTGCCAATCTTCCATATCTGATTTTTGCTTACGCCGGAAACAAAATCAGTTATGCATACCGAATTGCTGATGGCAGCGGTTTTCAGGAAAAACTGATGCCGTTTCTGAATGAAATCGGAACTTCTTTTGCACAGGTACTTCCCAGTATGAATGGCATTGATATTCTGGCAGGTGCTGCTGTTGCAGGTATTATGAAAGCAGTTTTGTATTTCAAAGCTAAAAACAAAAAGAAGTTCCGACAAGGTGAAGAAT